GCCATTACAAGGCTCCGTAATTAACGTGTTTGACGCCGCTGATAGTCACAGCATCGCAAAGGGCGCGGCAATCTGGGCGATCTGGCCGAGAGTCTGCAGGCCGCTTGGCCCCGGTGTGGTTTGTGTTGTCGTGCCGCCGTAGTTGCCCTGCACCATCGCCATGTAGTTCTGAAGTGCCTGCTGCGGGGCAGTGGATTCGTATTGATGGCGCGCCATATCCCGGTTGATGGTTTCTTGTGTCATTGCCCTTCTGGCAGCCCCCACATCCCCAATCGCAGAGGCCATGCCTAACGGAGCTGACATGATGGATGGATACAGTTGGGCGTAATTCTGTGCGCGATCCTGGGCGGCCTGCTGTGCGCCGTAAGTCATTTCGGCCGCTTTGTTCAGCATTTGCTGGTTTGCGGCGGCGATGGCATTTGCTTGCACAATATCGCCCCTGGAGCCGCCTCCCTGCTGGTATTCGACCAGGTTCTGCCGTATCCCCGGTAAAACATTTACCTCCAGTTGATCCTTCATCTGCCGACCCAGGGCATCCATCATGGGGTTGAAGGTCGCTGTGTCGATCTCTCCCGACAGTCCTTTCAGCAGACGGGCTTCTGCCCCGGCCTGCTGCGTGGCGGCTCTCGGCCCCATCGCATAGCCCAAAACATTATGCTGTGCAGCGGTCTGTGCTGGGTCGAACCCGGCTAATGTGTCTTTGCTGTAATAAGCCGGAGCACCACGGTTATAAAGCCGTTTTGCCTCATCAAATCCAGCGGTCAGATATGGGATCTGTTCTTCCCAGGGAGCTGATTCGCTTGTTGTAACTCTTGTGCCACCACCCATAATTTATTCCTCTACTTTCTCGAATGTCCGCCGCCTGCTGGTCCGCCGGGGCCACCTGGAGCGCCACCCGCAGATGATCCACCACCGGATGAGCGGCCGCCTCCCGGATTTCCGTAGACCGACGCAACTGATGGGAGTTTCGAATAACGACTGATCTGTTTCCCGATTGCTGCCCCACCTCCCGAGCCTAACAACCCCGCTGATACTGCCGCTTTAGCGGCGGCGGCGAGTTCCGCCTGTGCCATATCCACTTGGTAATCACTCATTGCGTTTGCCATCGCTATTTCAGCCGCCGCAAGTTCAGCCGCGGCCGCTTCAGCCGCCGCTATATCTGCTAACGCTTTTTGTTTTGCTTTATTTGCTTCTATGTCTTGGGCGAGGGTTGGCGTGGATACGAATCCCTGCTCAATAGCCACCTCTGAAGGGAATGTAATAGTTGAAAAATGAGGTGTGGTGGGAGCGGGTGGATGATGATCTGTGGGGTAATGCGCTGGTGTTGTTGTTGGATAACTTTCGCCACCGGGGTTAGACCTCGGCGTTGGATCGTGCCGAGTTTGAGTGTCGCTATCCGCGCCGGGCCTATCCGGCCCACCTCGATCTTCCGGGTTCCTCGGATCACCCACCGGGTATCCCGCTGAACCAACAGGAGGCGATTCAACGCTTAACATTCCCGTTGGGATGAAGTGACCGCCGCCGGTCGTACCGATTGATAAGCCGCCTCCTCCTCCCGTACCAATGGAAAGGCCACCACCCCCACCAGAGGCGTACAACATCGGCGGTTGGTAGTTCCAGATGCTATCCGGGATTCCCTGGGAGTTGATGTCAGCCTGGTAAAGAATCCCCTTGTTTACTGCTAAGGGGCTACCGGCGGGCATATACGCCGACCAATCTTGAGCTGTGCGAGGCGTAAAGGCCGAAACACGCTGCGGGTAATAGGGGTTTCCAGGCCCGACCATTGACGAACCACCGCCTCCACCCTCTCCAGAGGGGCTGGAGATAAACGAGTCGAAGTAAGTCCCCCCACCATCTCCGAAGTAGGCTTCATACTCAGGGGTTCCTGGGAGCACTTTGGTATCGCCTGAATCGCCGTAAGTCCCGGCGTACAGTGCTGCATCTTCAGCGGCGTGAGCGCGGCCAAAAGCAGATTTGCTTGTAGCGCCTTTGTCGATCCAGTATTTGGAATCCCACGCAGTAGGGTCAGACTCAATCTTGGCCCATGCTGCTGCGAGATCGGGGCGTGAGTCTACATACCGTTCAAAGTCGGACGATGAGTATTCACCGGCCCCAAACTTGGCATATCTTTCAGCCGTACTTTCGCCGCCACCACCCATTATTGCGTCCTCAATTTTTTCGTGTACACGATGTAACTGTCATTCCAATCAGTGAGTATTTTTTTCCATCCCTTTCGTCCCCAGGCTTCCAGAGACTCGCAGCCCATTTGGAGGGCGAACTCTTCTACTTTAGGGAGGGAACCAAACCATCTATCCATCTCCGCACCGCCAATCGCAATGATGCGAAGGATTTTCTTTCGCGGATATGGGATTATTTGTGTCACCATTGCGGCGATCACTTCCTTCTGCCGGACAGCAACCCAAAGCTGCATATCGGCCAACTTCAAAAACTCTAAAAAATCTTCTGTCGCCAGCTCCCCCTCGGAATGGGGCTGGGCTTTTTCCAGCAGATCAGAAACGTGGGGCCAGAAATACGGTACATCCCCCGGCGCTATCAGGGAGACTAAAGTTTCGTCCAACTTGACCCGTCAAACCAGTAGATGCCCGCACCGCTGCCGGGATCCCAGGACGTACCATCCGCATATTCCAGTTGCCCATTCCTGGGCTTGTCGGGCGCAGCAAAAGCCTCCTCCAGCCGGAGTTTGGAAAGGTTGAACACCACCTCGCCAAGTCGATTGAGTTCGTTGGTCAGATAGACCGGGAGGTCTTCTGGATTTACCGGAGGCGGTCCCGGCTGATACCGGGTGACGGATTTAAACTTTTTACTGTCAGCTATAGCCACGGCTGCCTCTTCGACCGGCGTTTTCTAACTCAAAGGTTAGCCCTGAGAGTTTCCAATGCGTGTCGGCAGTGCTTTCGATTTTGACGCCGTACAATTTGCCTGTTGCCCGGCACGAAACTTTAGACATCGTATCGGGGTTGAACGTGAACGGCCCTTCCCAACTTACGGCTTCCTCGGTGGACATCTGAGTCCCGACATAAACATTCACAGTGTCATCATTCAAAACTTCCATCTTGGGCCAGATGGCCTTGATGTGTTTGACTGTGGATTGGTCGGGCGATCCTTCAGCCGTTAGCGACATCCCGGTACGCTCGATAAACGCTGTCATGTTTGCGGTGTTTTCCTTGTTCCCGCTGCCGTCCCGGTAAATCTTTGTGGCGACCGGGGAAGCAAACACCAACACATCCTCGAACTTATCGAAACTCATCGCCCAGCGTCCATCAGCGGAATCCCAGCTCCCTGTGGCCGCTGTCCAGGTGCTGAACGAGGTGGGATCATCCACAACCCCGGGAGTAATATGTGCCAGTTCCGGCAGATCCCGGATGGTGAATGTCTTGGTTGTGTAATTGAATACGACCGCTTTGTCTATTTGGTTGTTCGCAGAATCCGCTGAGACAAAACAGGACAAAATCTCATTACGCCCGAAGTCGGTCACAACAAATGAGCGGTCAGCATATTCCCCGTCGATCACGTTGAACATCCAATCCTTCAGCTCCGTGGGGAGAATCGGTGTCACCCGTTGACCGTCATTGATGTACAGATCATCAACCCCGAGAATGAAGTGGCCTCCGGGGAACTCAGCAACACAGTTCTTCGCCATCACACCGATAGGCGCAACTTTACGGAACGAGAAAATAAACGGGGTTCCGACGTAAGACATCTGGTAGACGGAGCCGGAAAGGTAAATCTGGAATGTGTCTCCGAGTTGGAGGCCGTCCCGGATGACCTCTGAGGCCGAGTCGTTCAGTGGGTATTCGCCCGCATCATTCGTACTCACAGACTCGTCCCATGAGCTGGGGACAGTCTGCGTGGCCGCCTCGGTAGACCACTTGACCAGGACCGGGTAATTTACCGACGATTTTGTTACGTTCAGCGAGATCAAAAACGACTTGAACGACTTCATCACCCGGCACTCGGTAGAGGCGGGCCAGTTGGTTAAGTCAGCCATCTTGGTCGAGGTAGAGGGCAGTCCAGAAGTCAGCGCCCAAAACTGGGGGTCATCGTTGGGGTTCACCATAATCAGGACGCCGCCCAAAATGGTAGAGGACCACCCCTCCGCTGCGGTTGCGGAGTAGTCTACGTCGCTACCGGCACTCTGTCGCGTGATGTTCGTCCAGGATGTGCCGTCGTGGACGTAGATTTTTGCCGTACCCCCGACAATGAAATACTTGCTCGATCCGGCCTCAAGGTAAGTGATGTAATACGGCGCAACAGGACAGGTCGCCATGACCTCTGCATACCCTGGGATCTTTTCGATTGAGCCATGCCATGCGCGGACATTGTTTCCGTCCGACCAGGCATTTTGTGGGAGCTGCCAGGGGGGGATGTCTTTCCAGATACCCACTTCCCCGACATTTTCCATTGCGACTAAAGCCATTCGTTAATGTCCGGTTAAATGGCCGGTTAAATGGCCGGTTTAATGGCGTGATTATTCGCGGCAATCCCGCCTTTTCGATGACCTGTCATCACAAATACCTCACATGGTAAGGATCAACCTCTGCATCAGGCGCTTCGGGCCAGCCCCAATAGGTCTTATCGACAGTACGATCAACCGTTTCAGTCTCAGGGCCAATCGTTTCCACGCCTTCATCGTCGTATGTGGAGACTTTGCGTTCCTCCTGTACCTCATGGTTCTGGAAGTTTTTTATTGCGTCCAGAGAGGCAAAGGCTTCAATGCCCGCCTCCAACGCATTACCGTGTCGCCTGACTTCTGAGCGGTAGGTTTTCCACTCATC